GGCGGCGGCGGCGGAACGGGCGGCGGCGGAACAGGCGGCGGCGGCACAACTCGACCCACCCCCATCGGCCCCAAGGTGTGTCCGGTTGGATTTAAGCTCTTTACTTTTCCTGACGGTTCCACCACTTGTGTGCCAGTACCAACTGCTACACAAATGGTCCGACCCGTGGTTGCTCCGTATCACAAAGCCGCCGGAATTGCGTCTCTGGCTAACTATGTCCCCTACATCCCGGGACGGACCCAACCCTAACAGGGGCATGAATGAGCTTAGAGTCTTTACCAGAAGAAGCCCTAAAAGAACTGCTTATGCTCACAGAGGCCAAGAAGAGGCTGGATACCCGCGAGAAGGCGGAAAACAGCTTCATGGCCTTTGCGCATCACGTGTACGATAACTTTATTGAGGGTCGGCATCACCGGGTCATCGCCGAGAAACTTGAGAAGGTAGCGCGGGGCGAGCTCAAACGTCTGATCATCAATATGCCGCCTCGACACTCAAAGTCCGAGTTTGCCTCATACCTGATGCCAGCGTGGTTCCTTGGTCGGAATCCCAAGTTGAAAATCATTCAGGCAACTCACAATACGGAACTAGCGGTCAGATTTGGTCGAAAAGTCCGCGATCTTATTGACGACCCCAAGTATCGCGAAATCTTCCCTAAGACACAGCTTAAGGAAGACTCGAAGTCCGCTGGCCGCTGGCAGACGGACCAGTTGGGGGAATACTTCGCCGCAGGCGTTGGCGCTGCAGTCACGGGCCGTGGCGCAGACTTGTTCATCATTGACGATCCGCATTCGGAGCAAGACGCTCTGTCAGACACCGCTTTCGACCACGCCTACGAATGGTACACCTCTGGTCCTCGCCAGCGTCTCCAGCCCGGAGGGGCGATCATTGTCGTTATGACCCGTTGGGGCAAGAAGGACCTGACAGGGAGGCTCATCCAAGCGCAGAGCTCTGACATCATGTCGGACAAGTGGGAGGTCGTGGAGTTCCCTGCGATCATGCCTTCGGGCGATCCGCTCTGGCCGGAGTTTTGGGACAAGAATGCGCTTCTTTCTATCAAGGCCTCCCTTCCACCATCCAAGTGGTCCGCCCAGTGGCAGCAGCAGCCAACTAGCGCTGACTCAACCATCATCCGAAGGGATTGGTGGAACCTGTGGGAGAAGGAAGAAATCCCCCGCCTCAAGTACGTCCTTCAAGCCTATGATACGGCCTTCTCCAAGAAGGAAACCGCCGACTATTCTGCCATCACAACGTGGGGTATTTTTACGCCTGAGTTGGATGGTCCGGATCACATCGTCTTACTTGACGCCCAGCGGGGGCGATGGAGTTTTCCGGAGCTTAAGCAGGTGGCCTTTGACGAATATCAGTACTGGGACCCCGACATGGTCATCGTCGAAGCCAAGGCCACAGGCCAGCCTCTCATCGACGAGCTTCGCCTAAAAAATATCCCCGCCGTCGGCTATTCGCCGGGCGGTCGTGGGGGCGGAAGGGACAAAATAAGCCGGATGCACAACGTCGCACCCCTCTTTGAGGCTGGAATGGTGTGGGCTCCGTCTGATAAAGGATTCGCTGATGACGTTATTGAGGAGGTTTCCTCTTTTCCCAATGGCGATAATGACGATTATTGTGATAGCATGACGCTAGCTCTGATGCGGTTCCGCCAAGGCGGCTTTATCGCACTAGAAGGTGAAGATGACGGGGTCGAAGAAATCCCACGTATACGGGAGTATTACTGATGGCTATGCCTCCTAACGCACGAGGACCGATGGTCGATGCCGGAATGATGCAGGGTGGTCCCGACGAGGGCCTCCCCAGCGTTGACGTATCCGTTCCTTCTCCTGAAGATTTCGCTGGCGGCGCGATGATCACGGAGAATGAGGACGGCGGCGCGACCATTGAATCTCTCGCCGAGGCTCTGTCTATACTGGAGTCAGAAGTCGATATTCCGCACAACGCCAACCTCGCCGAGTATCTCGAGGACTCCCAGCTTGGTGAGATCTCAAGCGCTCTTCGGGCTTCTTACGAAGACGATCTCCAATCTCGTCAGGAGTGGGAAGAAGCCTACACAAAAGGCTTGGACCTTCTTGGCGTTAAGACCATCGAGCGCACCGAGCCTTTCCAAGGTGCGTCTGGCGTTACGCATCCCATGATTGCCGAGTCCGTGACGCAGTTCCAAGCGCAAGCGTACAAGGAACTTCTGCCCGCCAGCGGCCCGGTCAAGACCCAGATCATTGGCCTTGTCGATGCGGAGCGCGAGGCTCAAGCCGCTCGGGTCAAGGATTTCATGAACTATGAAATCACCGAGACGATGGAAGAGTACGATCCGGACATGGATCAACTGCTGTTTTATCTACCCCTGTCAGGCTCTTGCTTCAAGAAAGTCTACTGGGACATGGGAATGCAGCGGGCTGTGGCCCAGTTTGTTCCGGCCCAAGACCTCGTCATTCCGTACACTGCCACCAATTTGAACACGGCAACCCGTGTCACGCACGTGCTTCGGATGGACGAAAACGACATCCGCAAGATGCAGATTGCTGGCCTGTATCGGGACATCGAACTTAGCGCCACCGACGAAGCCAACGACATCGTCCGCGAAAAGGTTGACGATCTTCAGGGGACCACGAAGTCCTACCTCGATGACACGTACACCCTTTTGGAGATGCACGTTTATCTGGACATCGAAGGCTTTGAGGATATGTCCCCCGACGGGGAGCCCACAGGCATTCAGCTTCCCTATATCGTGACGCTGGACAAGGGCTCGGGCAAGATCCTGTCCATCCTGCGGAACTTTGACGAAGACACAGAGCTCGCCAAGAAGCGCCAGTACTTCGTCCACTACAAGTTCATGCCCGGCCTAGGCTTCTACGGCTTTGGCCTAATACACATGATTGGCGGGCTGGGTCGGGCGGCAACGTCCATCCTTCGCCAACTCATCGACGCGGGCACTCTGTCCAACCTGCCCGGCGGCTTCAAGGCCAAGGGTATTCGTGTTCGCAACAGCGACGAGCCCATCCGGCCCGGGGAGTGGCGCGACATGGACGCCCCCGGCGGTGACCTGCGCAACTCCCTGATGCCACTGCCGTACAAAGAGCCCAGCGCCACATTGGGACAACTTTTGGGAAGCCTGATCGAGGGCGGTCGTCGGTTCATTTCGTTGGCCGACGAGCAGGTCGGCAACATGAACCAAGAGGCCCCCGTCGGGACGACCGTGGCACTTTTGGAGCGTGGCATGAAGGTCATGTCGGCCATTCATAAGCGCTTGCACTTCGCGCAGAAGACCGAATTCCGAATTCTGGCTCGGATTTTTGGGGATAACCTGCCACAGGAATACCCCTACGAGGTTTCTGGCGCACCCCGCACTGTCTTTGCGGCAGACTTTGACAACCGCGTAGACGTCATCCCCGTCAGCGATCCGAACATCTTCTCAATGGCGCAGCGGGTTACTCTAGCTCAGACGCAGCTCCAGTTGGCCCAGTCTGCCCCGCAGATGCACAATCTACACGCCGCTTTCCGCCGGATGTATCAGGCTCTGGAGGTGCAGAACATCGACGAGCTTCTGCCTCCTCCTCCAAAGCCGCAGCCTATGGACCCTGTCACAGAGAACGCCCGCATCTTAATGGGCGAACTGGCACAGGCTTTTTCTGATCAGATGCATGACGTCCACATCGAAATCCACCTAGCTTTCATGAAAGCGCCCTTGGTTATGACTTCTCCTACGGTCATGGGCGTGTTTTACGCGCACATCATGGAGCACGTTGCCCTCAAGGCACGTAATGACGTAGACACGGAAATCCGCGACCTCCTCGATATTGCTCAGAAAAAAGCCGCTAGCAGTGGAAATCCCACGGCTATTCAGGGGGCAATCATGCAAGCACAGCAACAGATGCAAGACCCTGCCCAGATTGAGCCTTTGGTTGCCATGCGCCAAAAACAGATCTTGGACGAGGTCTTGGCTAAGATGCTTCCGCAGGGCGAAGACCCAATGACCGACCCTCTGGTTCAAATCCGTATGCAGGAGCTTGCGCTCAAGAAGCAGGGCGAAGACCGCAAGGCTCAGACCGACGCCGAAAAACTTTCCGTCGAAACAGAAGCCCTTCGTCAACGCGCCGTTACGGATGCTGCCCGCATGGATCTGCAGGAGCAGATTGCCAGCGACCGCACGGACGTGAACCGCGAGCGTATCGAAGTGCAACGTCAGGCTATGACAAGGCGTGGGGGTTAAGATGCCGCTTAAGAAGGGTAAGTCCCAAAAGGCTGTGAGCTCCAACATCCGTCTTATGATGGAGGAAGGCCGACCCCAGAAACAGGCCATCGCTATTGCCTTGTCCAGCGCCGGAGCGTCAAAGGTCAAAAAGGCAGCGGGCGGAATGATCAGCCGATTTAGCTCTATTGCTAGGCCCCAGAGGTTCTCAGGAACCTATTGACGCGCCAGATGTGGTGAGGCAACAAGGAGCTTATGGGGAGGTTTCGTAATGTCTGTTGTTAGCTTGTCTAAAGCCCTGTATAAGGTGCTTCGTGAGCGCGAGGGTGAGATAACCGAAGCGCTTGCCTCTGGCTCTGCTAAGAATTGGGAGAGCTATCAAAATATGGTTGGTGAGATTCGGGGCCTCGCCTTTGCCGTAGAAGAACTGAAAGCCCTGCTGGAGAGAACAACTGACGATGTCGAAGAAACTTTATCTTCCTGACCATGTCGTTAAGCGCCTTGAGGCCCAGAAGTCAACTGTGCCAGCCTCAGATGCCGCAAGCATTGGTTCGGCCTATGTCGAGCAAGACACCCGTGTCCTAGATCCCAGCCTTGTCGAAAAGAACCTTCTTGATCGTCTCCCCCAACCAACGGGGTGGCGCGTTTTGGTTATGCCGTACAAGGGGAAGGCTAAGACGGATGGTGGCCTAATCGTCCCTGATCAAATTCGAGACAGGGAAGCTTTGGCAACGGTCGTGGCCTACGTCATGCGACTAGGGCCTTTGGCCTATAGCGACCCAAACAAGTTTGGTGACAATCCTGAACCTTGGTGTCGTGAAGGACAGTGGGTTTGTATTGGGCGCTACGCTGGTTCGAGATTTAAGATCGACGGGGGAGAGGTTCGCATCATCAATGATGACGAAGTTATTGCCACGATCCTTGATCCCGATGACATTCAACACGTGTGAGGTAGACTATGTCAGGTGAAAACGAAGACGGCACGGAAGACTCCGGCCAAGATATTATTGTTGAGACCGAGGCGCTTTCTTCCGGGGAACCTAACTCGTCTCGAGTAAAAACTACCCCAGAGGCTGGTGACGATGAAGAACTCTCTGCTTATAGCAAAGGTGTTCAGCAGCGTATCAGCAAGCTGACGGAGCGATACCGCAAAAAAGAGCGCGACCACGAAGAGACCATCCGTTTGTCTCAGACGCTTCTGTCGGAGAATCAACAGCTTAAAGCGCGTGTCCAAGCTTTGGATACAGGATATATCTCTGAGTATGGCGCACGTTTGCAGACGCAAGAATCTGCGGTTAAGAACGCCTATCGATCAGCACATGAGGCGGGCGACACTGAAGCCATGCTGACGGCGCAAGAAGACCTAGCGAAGATCGTCGTGGAGCGGCAGCGTTACGCCACCGCAAAGTCTCGATCTGACGCTCAAGCAGAGCAAGCCCTTGCTCCTCGACAGCAGCAAGCCGCACCTCAACCTCCTACCCCTGACCCAAAAGCACAGGCGTGGGCCGAGAAGAACAAGTGGTTTGGCGATGACCGCGTGATGACTGTGGCTGCTTTCGCCATAAATCAGGAGCTTATTGACGAGCAGGGGTTTGACCCAGCGAGCAATGAGTATTATAGTGAAATTGACCGTCGAATTCGTGCGGAGTTTCCGCACAAGTTCTCGGCCAAAAACCCGGGTGGAGGAAGTCAGGTCGCTTCCGCTGTATCCTCCGCCTCCCGGAATACGAAGCAGGAGCGCAGAACTGTTCGGTTAACGCCATCGCAAGTTGCCATGGCAAAGCGGCTTAACGTCCCGTTGGATCAATACGCCAAGTATGTGAAGGATTGAGACTATGGATCGTACACCGCGCACCGCTGATACTCGCGAAAAAGAATCGCGCCGCAAGCCTTGGGCTCCCCCAAGCACTCTAGAAGCTCCGCCCGCGCCTGAAGGATACCAGCATCGCTGGGTCCGCGCCTCCATTCGTGGAGAAGAAGACAAGGGTAACGTGTTCAATCGTTTGCGTCAGGGCTATGAGCCTGTACGTGCCGATGAGCATCCGGGGTTTCAAGCGCCCACCATTGAGGACGGCAAACACGCCGGAATCATTGGTAATGGCGGGTTAATCCTAACCCGCGTACCTGTCGAAACTGCCAATGAGAGAACCGAGTATTACGGGGGCCGGACCCGCGAACAGATGGTAGCAGTAGATCAGGACCTGATGAAAGAGCAACATCCGTCGATGCCGATCAATCAACAACGGCAAAGTCGGGTATCGTTTGGCGGACGAAAAACGTCCGTCTGATAAGGAGCAACGTCTATGGCAAATACGTCTGGTGCGTTCGGGCTTCGCCCGATCAATCTTGCTGGTGGTGCACCCAACAGCCAAGGTACCAATTCGTACTTCATCGGCTCTAGTGCTTCGGCTATTTATCAAGGGTCCCCCGTTATTGCAGTCAATGCTGGTCAAATTGCCATCACTGGTTCGGCTTCGGGAGACACTTATAAACATGTCGGCGCATTTAACGGCTGCGAGTACGTCTCGTCTGTAACCGGGAAGAAGGTTTTTTCTCGGTACTGGCCCGGTTCGGGCGCAGACACAAACTACGACATCGTCGGGTTCGTTTTCGACAACCCAACACAACGCTTTACCATTGCAACGGACGCAAGTTTCACGGACCGTGCGACGGCAAAAGCAGCCATCTTTGAAAACACTCAGTTCAATACGGGCACGTCGGGTTCGACGGTCACGGGTGTTTCCTCCGCTGGCCTCGATGTCGCAACTCTCGATGCATCTGATGCTTCTCTGCCTCTGAAGATTCTGGGTATCTACGAAGACCCGACGAATCAGGATTTTGCAGCAGCAGGCGTTCAAATGATCGTCATGTTCAACAACCATGCCCTTCTGGAAGCTAATTCCGAAGGCACGGTGGCATAAGGAGACCTGACCCATGGCAATTTCGCGCGCCCAACTGGCGAAAGAGCTTGAGCCCGGTCTCAACGCTCTGTTCGGCATGGAGTATGCTCGTTACGAAAACCAGCATACTGAAATCTTCACCACCGAGTCTTCGGATCGTGCATTCGAAGAAGAGGTTATGCTGTCCGGCTTCGGCGCAGCACCGACCAAATCGGAAGGTTCTGGCATCACGTATGACGATGCTCAAGAATCGTATACCGCTCGGTACAACCACGAAACCATCGCGCTGGCCTTCTCGATCACCGAGGAAGCTATCGAGGACAACCTGTACGACCGCCTCGGCAGTCGCTACACGAAAGCCCTCGCTCGCTCGATGGCTCATACCAAGCAGGTGAAAGCCGCTGCCATTCTGAACAACGCTTTCTCGGCGGGTGCTTCGGCTGGCGGCGACGGCGTGGCTCTTTGCTCCACTGCCCACCCGCTGACCAACGGTTCGACTTTTGCGAACCGCCCCACCACCGATGCCGACCTGAACGAAACCTCGCTCGAGGACGCTCTGATCAACATTGCTGGTTTTGTCGACGAACGCGGCCTGAAGGTTGCCCTCCGTGGCATGAAGCTCGTCATCTCGCGTCAGCAGCAGTTCGTTGCTGAGCGTCTGATGGTTTCGAACCTGCGCGTCGGTACGGCTGACAATGACGTCAACGCAATTCGCTCGATGAGCTTGCTGCCTGACGGCTACGTGGTCAACGACTTCCTGACCGACCCGGACGCATTCTTCATCAAGACGGATGCTCCTCGCGGTTTCATCAACTTCGAGCGCACTCCGCTCTCGACGGGGATGGAAGCAGACTTCGATACGGGTAACATGCGCTTCAAGGCACGTGAGCGTTATTCGTTCGGCTTCTCCGACCCGCGCTGCATCTTCGGTTCGATTGGCGCTTAATGGTCCGAAAGGGTCATAGACTTAAGGGCGGGGGTAAAACCTCGCCCTTTTCTTTTTTCCACGATACGTGCTACTATACCTGAGTTGGACGAGATGACCGCAAAGCGGACGTTGCACAGACAGATCGTCCTTTAACCGTGCAAGGAGATAGACATGGGTAAGACTACTTTTTCGGGCCCGATTCGGGCGGGCGACATTCGCAATACCACAGGGACCACTTTGGGGACTGACGTCAAGAACGTCGGCTCCGTCGTCATGGTGCAGCACTTCCCGATTACGCAAGCAGGGACTGCCACGGCCCTTGGGACGGACATCGTTCTTCCGGCAGACAGCCACATTCTGAATATGCAGATGGTGGTCACGGCGGTGTGGAGCGGTGCCGCGACAACGTTCAGCGTTGGCAACAGCGCCACGTCCACCGAATACGTCTCTGGCGCTGCTGGCGGCACGATTGGTGTGATTGCCCTTAGCCCCGGCAGTGACGCAACTCGCACAGGCAACTGGGATGACACGGGCACTGCGGATAAGCGCGTCTTTGTCCTGTCCGCTAACACAGGCACAGGCACGGGCACTTTGACCGTCCGCTACATTCAGGCACACGATCTGCCGTAAGGGGTAAAATATGTCCGGTTCTGATGTAAAATCAAAACGGGTCACGGCAACGGGGGCGTTCAGTGTTGGACGCGCCCGTCTTCGTATGCTCGTTGTTACGACAACTGCTACGGCAGGGCGCTTGACCATGACTGACGGCAACGGGGGCGCAACCCTCTTGGACGTCGATCTTGTTCCGAGCGTTACGCACAACTTCTACATCCCCGATGAGGGGATCGTGTTTACGTCGGACCTGTATATCTCGACGTTGACAAACATTACCTCGGTCACGGCCTTCTACTCATAAGGATGAATGCCAATGGCAAAGTCTCCGGCATGGCAGAGGACCGAGGGCAAAGATCCAAAGGGCGGGTTGAACGCCAAGGGCAGAGCTTCGGCAAAGGCCCAAGGCATGAACTTGAAGCCTCCGGCTCCAAACCCAAAGACCGAGAAAGATGCCAAACGGCGCAAAAGCTTCTGCGCACGTATGGGTGGGATGCCGGGGCCGATGAAGGACGAAAAGGGCCGTCCGACTCGGAAGGCTCTGTCTCTTAAGGCGTGGAACTGCTGACATGAATCGCTCTTCCATGTCCAAACAGATCACCGTGCCCGGGGGGAAGAAAATGGCAAAGCCAAAGTCCCGCGTCAACGAGGCTGGAAACTATACCAAGCCCACCATGCGCAAGTCTCTCTTCGAGAGCATTAAGAGTGGCGGCAAGGGGGGTTCTCCGGGCCAGTGGAGCGCTCGTAAGGCGCAGATGCTGGCACAGCAGTACAAGGCCAAAGGCGGAGGTTACAAGGATTGAAAGCTCCGCAGAAAAGCCTGAAGAAATGGACGGACGAGGAGTGGGGGACCAAGAGCGGTAAGAACTCTACCCAAGGCTCAAAAGCCACTGGGGAGAGGTATCTGCCTAAGAAAGCTCGTGCGTCTTTAACTGCTTCAGAGTATGCTGCGACTACGAAGGCAAAGCGGGAAGGCACAAAGTCTGGAAAACAGTTTGTCGCGCAACCGAAAAAGATCGCCGCGAAAACGGCACAGTTCCGGAAGTAGACCTTTATACGGAGTCAGGTCATGATGAATAATATGAAGCCCGAAGGTTACAAGGCTGGCGGGAAGATTAAGATGGTCGTCAAGGGCGGGAAGAAAGTGCCTGCTTTTGCCGCTGACGGCGTTGGCAAAATGGCTCGTGGTGGTACAGTAAAGAAGGCTATGGGCGGGAAGATTTCCGCTGACATGGTCAGCCCCCGCAAAGCCATGGCTATGGGCATGAAGAGCGGCGGAAAAGTTTCCGGCAAAGGTTGCTAACCAGCCATGACAACTTCAGGGACCCGGACGTTTGAGTTAGACGTCGCTGAGCTCATCGAAGAAGCGTATGAGCGGTGTGGACTTGAGGTCCGCACTGGTTACGACGCACGTACAGCGCGTCGGTCCCTGAACCTCATGCTTGCCGAGTGGGCTAACAGGGGCTTGAACCTGTGGACCGTGGCCCAAGCAACGATCACCGTGACGCAGGGGACGGCGCAATACACTGTCTCTGCCGACCATGCCGACATCTTGGAAATGGTCTTGCGTCGTAGTGGTACGGATTACGAGGTCGAACGGATCAGTCGCGGCGACTTTTTTCTTCTGCCCAACAAGACCACGCAGGGCCGCCCCTCCCAATTCTACTACAACCGCCAGATCAGCCCTGTTATCAACCTATGGCAAGTTCCTGAAAACTCGACGGACCAGATTATCTACTACTACGTGCGGCGTCTAGAGGATGCGGGGGCTCTGACAAACACCACCCAGATGCCGTGGCGTTTCTACCCTTGCATGGTTGCTGGTCTTTCTTACTATCTTGCGATGAAACGCGCCCCTGATCGCATGGAAATGCTTAAGGCAATTTACGAGGAAGAGTTCACTCGGGCGGCAGAGGAAGACGAAGATCGCGTTCCGTTGAAACTGCAACCTGACGTATCCTACTTGAGGTTCTGATGTCGTATGCCAGTGGAAAAAAGGCTTGGGGCATTTCGGATAGATCCGGGGTTCGCTACCGCCTGCGCGATATGCGCAAAGAATGGACGGGACTTCTGGTTGGCGCTGATGAATACGACCCTAAGCACCCCCAACTGTTTCCGCCAAAGGCCTATCCTGATCCGCAGGCTTTGCGGAACCCGCGCCCCGATCCCGAAGAAGGTCACGTTTACGTTTCCGTTGGAAACAACGTCTTTCCTCCTGTAGGCATTATCTATCCGATGGTGGGCAGTGTTGGCTTTGTTACTGTGGTGATATCATGAGTTTTACTTACGCGCAGCTAAAGCAGGTCATTCAGGACTACACGGAGAATACGGAGACGACCTTCGTGAGCAACCTGCCTTTGTTCATCCGGCTGTCGGAGGAGCGAATCCTGAAGAATGTGCAACTGACGCTGTTCCGCAAGAACGCGACGGCAACTGCTACCGTTTCAAATCAGTATCTAGCCAGCCCCTCCGACTTCCTAGCCCCCTTTTCCCTGTCCTACACGGGGGCGAACGGGGACAAGGAGTTTGCGGAATTCAAGGACGTGACTTTCTTGCAGGAATACACGCCGGACCCCACGACCACTGGTGGGCCAAAGTACTATGCCCAGTTTGACAACGAAAACTTTGTCCTGAGCCCGACACCCAACTACGCCTACGTAATGGAACTGCATTACTTTTACCGCCCTACAAGTTTGACGGCGGGCGGGGAAAGCGGGACAACGTGGCTAAGCATCAACGCCGAACTAACACTGTTGTACGGCGCACTGATCGAAGCCTATGTGTTTATGAAGGGCGATCCAGATCTTATGGGCAAATATGATCAGCGGTTTCAAGAGTCCTTGATGGGCCTGAAGCAGTTGGGCGAGGCGCGTCAGGTCACTGACGAGTACCGCACTGGCGTGGTTGTGAGGACAAAGCAGTGATGTTTGAGGCCTCCCTAGCCATGCCCACGCGCCCGATTGTGTCGGTTACGACGACGAGCAATCGCGGCCTGTCGGTAGAGGAACTTGCTGAACGCTGCGCGGAACGGATTGTAAGCGTGTCCAAGGACGCGCATCCGGCTATTCGTGACCAAGCACTTGCCTTCAGGGCGCAGATCGTTGTTCTGCTGTCGAAGTACCTCAAAGAAGCGGTTACAAATGACCGCGTTACCGTGTACAATGCCCTTGTTGAATCCGGGCAGCAGAAACTTGCCGAGGCAATTCTCAAACTATAGGAGGCTCTTTTGGCTATAACACAAGCAATGTGCACCTCGTTCAAGGATGAACTCCTTGAGGGGGTCCACGATTTCCGATCTTCTGGCGGAGACGTCTTTAAGCTTGCGCTCTACTCCAGCGCGGCCACGCTAAGTGCCACGACTACAAGCTACACGTTGACAAACGAAGTTGCCAACTCGGGCACGTATGCGGCTGGCGGCGGCACACTGACCAACGTCTCCCCGGCCACTACTGGTACGACAGCCTTTACCGATTTTGCCGACCTTTCCTTCACCTCGGCCACGATCACCGCCCGGGGCGCTTTGATTTATAACTCAACTCCAGCACACACCTATACCACCCCGTCGGTTGTGGTTTTGGACTTTGGCGGCGACAAGATCTCAACGGCGGGAACTTTTACCATCCAGTTCCCCACGGCTGACTCCTCCAACGCTATCATCCGCATCTCCTGACTAGGAGGCCGCCATGGCAAACTCGACCCTAACAGGCTGGAGCCGTGGAGCGTGGTCCTCGGGGGCTTGGGGAGAGGCCCTCCCGGTCATTGTCACCGGAGTTTCTGCCACTGGTGATGTTGGCTCTGTCACCGTTACAGGCTCCGCTCTTGTGTTGCCGACCGGAGTCTCTGCCACTGGTGATGTTGGCTCTGTTTCTGTTGAAGCTGGCGCGGACGTAGCTGTCACCGGAGTTTCTGCCACTGGTGATGTTGGCTCTGTTTCTGTTGAAGCTGGCGCGGACGTAGCTGTCACAGGGGTCTCTGCCACTGGTGATGTTGGCTCTGTTTCTGTTCAAGCTGACGCTAACGTAGCCGTAACCGGAGTCTCCGCCACTGGCGTTGTGGGAACTGTTTCTGTTGAAGCTGGCGCGGACGTAGCCGTAACCGGAGTTAGCGCATCTGGTGTGGTCGGAAACGTCCTTGTTTGGGGCGAGATTGTTCCCGTACCGGGAACCGCGTGGGCCTCGCTTTCTCCCACGCCCCCGACAGCGTGGTCCGGCGTGACTCCATCCCCCGGTTCGGCATGGACGCAGGTAAATCTAAATGCTATAAATTCGTGGACAGGGGTGATGCCGTCTCCCGGCACCATGTGGACAAACATCGCGGCGTGAGGATAACCTATGCCTAGCACATATACTACTAACCTTGGGATCGAACTTCCCGCCGATGGCGAGCTTGATGGCGTTTGGGGCGATGTTATCAACGATAACATGAGTATCCTCGACCGGGGCATCAACGGCTCGCTTGCGCTTTCGTTAAGCGGTACATCTTCAACGCTTACCACCTCCGACGGCGCACTGTCCGACGGCCAGTATAAGCTGCTGGTTCTTGGCGGAACTCCGAGCGGAACGCACACCATTACCATTGCGCCCAGTGATGCCCAGAAAATCTACTTTGTCCGCAATACCACTGCCCAGAGCGCAGTCTTTACTCAAGGCTCGGGCGGCAATGTTACTGTAGCCACGGGCGACAGCGCGATCATATACTCGGACGGCGCGGGCGCAGGCGCTGCGGTAATCAACATTACCAACGACTTTGCCATGAGCTCGGTGAAGATCACGGGCGGCACTATCGACGGGGCTATTGTCGGCGGAACGACGCCTGCCGCTGGGACGTTTACGACGGCCAACGCCACGACAGTGAACGCCACGACAGTGGATACCACCAACATTGAAGTTACAACTTTAAAGGCTAAAGACGGCACTTCGGCTGGCTCAATTGCGGACTCGACAGGCGTAGTCACTCTGGCCTCTTCGGTCTTGACCACCACAGACATTAACGGCGGCACTATCGACGGCACGGTTATAGGCGGGACATCTGCCGCAGCTGGGACGTTTACGACGGTGACTGCTTCAGGCCAAGCATCCTTCGCAGACGGCTCCGCAGCCGCCCCTTCGATCACCAACACGGGCGACCTTGATGCGGGCCTGTACTTCCCCGCTGCGGATACTGTGGCTGTGTCTACGGCTGGCTCTGAACGTATGCGTATCGACTCCTCTGGCAACGTGGGGATTGGGACGACTTCGCCAACAGGTCGCCTATCTGTAACTGGAACATCCACTGGATCGCAGTTAACCGCACTTACGCTTTCCAACGAGGGCCTAACCGCTAGCAGCGCAGTCAGACTAAACTTTCTAACTGGGGAAGATGGCACCGCTGGACGCACTCGCGGACTTATTGAAGGATTATCCCCCGCAGCAAACGATGGCGCTCTTGCATTCCACACAAGAAGTGCTGGCTCAACCACAGAACGTATGCGCCTCGACTCCTCCGGCAACTTGGGGATTGGGACGAGTTCGCCGCTTGCAAAGGTCCACTCGCAAGTAAATACGTTTACCACCGCCGACATGGTTGCCTATAAGGCCTACAACAATCAAGCCGTTGGTGTTTACGCAAACTTCCAAAACTCGGCTACTGGCACAGCCATTACAGATGGTTTCCTGATTGGCATAACCGACAGCGAAGACGCTGTTCTGCACAACCAAGAAGCCACAAACATGATTTTTTCTACAAGTGCCACAGAACGTATGCGTATCGACAGCAGTGGCAACCTACAGTTTAGCGGAACTGGGCAGCGCATTCTTGGCGACTTTACCAATGCGACAGAAACTTCTAAGCTGTTGTTTCAAACTACAACTGCCAATTCGTCAACTATTGTCGGAGTAATCCCAAGCGGCACTGGTGCTATTGCTGCATTAAACCTGATGAATAATTCCGACCCTACTAACGCAGGGCGGCTTGTTGCGCTAGCGACATCAACTGACGCATCTATCCGTAGCGCTATCAACGGAACTGGCACTTACCTTCCTATGACGTTTTACACAAGCGGCTTAGAGCGTTTGCGCGTTGATATCAACGGCAACGTGGGGATTGGCGGCGCTGTTCCAGCATCAAATCCAAAGTTAAGCATGTATGGCGGCATTCGCTTTTTAGCAAACGAAACTGCCGCCGCTACCTACACTGGGATTGGATCAATAGCATCAGATACTGTGTGTGTCAGCACAAGCGGCACAGAACGTATGCGTATCAACGCCTCTGGCAATATCACGGCTGGATCAAGCACTACCGCCATCACCTTTGACATCGGCGGCGGTATCAACTTGCCAGCGGCCACTACGGAAAATCGGGCTATCGAACTTGGCACTGGAAGAACAGGCAACGGAAATTCATATATAGACCTTATCGGTGACGCTACTTACACAGACTATGGGCTGCGAGTTATTCGCATGGATACTGGGGCTAATGCCTCAAGTGCTATACAGCATCGCGGCACTGGAAGTTTCAGTATTACTGCTCAAGAAGCCGCGCCACTTCTTTTTACTATAAATGCCACAGAACGTATGCGTATCGACTCCTCTGGCAACGTGGGGATTGGTACGAGTAGTCCTCAGACTGATCTTGAGATTTCTGGAAACAATACTACTACATCCACTGTTACTGCGTCTATTTCTGGTACCACTATGACTGTTACCGCAGTAAGTTCTGGTTCTCTTGCTGTTAATGATCGCATCCACGGTACAGGTGTTGAGTGGAACACTTACATTACTGCTCTGGGGACTGGCACTGGTGGCACTGGTACCTACACCGTCAACAATACCCAGACGGTTTCCAGTACAACACTCTACGGTTCACCTGCGGGTAACAACATTCTGCGTATTACCAACACTGATACCTCTGAGCAGTCTGGACAAACAACTGGTGGCATTGAGTTTTTTGGCTCAGACTCAAGTACTCCGGGTGCAGGTGTTAAAGGGTACATTGCGTTGGTTGGGGAAGACACCTCTCCAGACTACTCCATGCTTTTTGGTACAAGCAATGATACTGCCAGCACTCATGCAGTAGAACGTATGCGTATCGACTCCTCTGGCAACGTGGGCATTGGCACGGTTTCGCCGACTCAAAAGTTTGAGGTTGTTGGTCAAATACTTGCATCTGGTTCATCCGATCTTGGGTTGCTTTCTGTCACATCAGGAGCATTCACTTCTTATGCTCAATTTCAAAACTCCGTGCGGAATTGGCAGATAAGGAATGAAGCTGCTGGAAATTTCACCATTCGGGACGGCACTGCGCCAGCAGTTCGTGTCACCATCGACACCTCTGGCAACGTAAGCATTGCAACAAGTTCTTCTCCCGCCACCCTTACAACCACAACCACAATAGCTGGCATTGGTTTATCAGAGTCTGGTTTTGGCGTCTTTGTTAGGGATTCTTCTCAACCGCTTTATGTAAACCGATTAACAAATGACGGCGTTCTTGTTGATCTTCGTCAGGCTGGGGTAACGGAAGGAAATATTTCAGTTTCTGGCACGACTGTCAGCTATAACGGCGGTCACCTTTCTCGTTGGGCGCAATTCCCAGATGGCTCGCGGCCTGAACTTCTCAAAGGCACAGTCATGTCAAACCTTGACCAGATGTCGAATTGGGACAATGAAGAAAACGAACAGCTTAACTGCGTCCAAATTAGCACTGTCGAAGGCGATGCCAACGTGGCTGGGCTATTTGTGGCTTGGGACAGCACAGAGGATGACTACAATGACATCCTGCTTGCCATGACGGGCGACATGGTAATCCGCATTGCTGCTGGTGTCACAGTGGCCCGTGGTGATCTGCTGATGTCTGCTGGTGACGGCACTGCCAAACCGCAAGCAGATGACATTATCCGCGCCAAGACCATTGCAAAGGTCACTTCAAACCATGTGTCTCATACTTACGCAGATGGCTCATATGCTGTGCCGTGCGTAGTAATGGCTTGCTAACCTATAACCCCAGAAAGGAGATCACGATGAGCGAGAAAAAAACACAGATCATCACGATCAACGGCACAGACTACACTGAGGATCAACTGACCGACGAGCAGAAGATCATGATCAACCACATCGCAGACTTGGACCGCAAGATCGGGTCAACGCGCTTCAACCTAGATCAGCTACAGGTGGGCCGTGATGCCTTCGTGAACATGCTGACCGCCTCGCTTAAGGAGACTGACGAATGACGACTACTTGGAGCATCAGCCAAATGGACCGCAACGCTGCTAACGGCGGCGTAACCACGGCTCACTGGCGTGTTGAGGCAGTTGACGGGGATTATTCCGTATCGGCCTATGGCACGGCAGGGTTTACACCTGACGCCAGCGCACCAGACTTTAAGCCTTACGCAAGTCTGACACAGGCTGACGTGCTGGCGTGGGTCTGGGGGTCGGTTAACAAAGCTGAAGTAGAGGCATCTTTGGCAGCGCAGATCGAAGCCAAGAAGAACCCCGTCACCCTTAACGGATTGCCTTGGTAAAGATCATGCAGCAAGAGTTAGACTTAATGGAATTGGCAAAACTCCTGCTGCAATTCGCAGTGCTGCCTATCGTTGCCTTTATGTGGGCGCACTACAAGATGACCCAAGGTCATTCAATTGAGATCGCTATCATAAAAACTGAGTTTGCGCTGACCAAAGAAAACCATGATCGCGAACTTAAGGAGATAAAGGACGCCTTGTCCAATATCTTCAAAAAGTTAGACGAAATTCAGAGGGATATGCACAAGTGAGTGTCAATCAGGCAACCATTGATCTGATCAAGCAATACGAAGGCTGCAAGCTGGTTGCTTACCAAGACATCGTGGGCATCTGGACCATTGGATACGGCACAACTGCGGGGGCAGATGTCGGCGTCAAGCCAGCTTACGGCATGACGATCACGCAAGCACGGGCGGAAGACCTGTTGAGGCAGGGCGTGGACAAGTTTGCAAATACAGTGGACGCGCTCATCACAACCAAGGTTAACCAAAATGAGCGCGGTGCGTGTGTGTGTCTGGCCTACAACATCGGGACAGGCGCATTTGCTAAATCCACTGTGCTGCGGGAACTAAATGCGGGCAATAAAGACAAAGCTGCTGCTGCTTTTAGAATGTGGAATAAGGCTGGGGGGGAGGTTATCAAAGGTCTGGTCAATCGCCGTGAGGCGGAGATCAAGTTGTTCCTAACGCCTGTAACCGCAGACATGCACACCGTTGCACTTACTGAAAAAGAGCAGACCGAATCTGTTTTTGCTGCAATCATCAAGGCCATCATGGCGTTGTTTCAAGGAGTTAAAAAATGAGTGCTTCTGAAGTTGGCGGCATTGCCCGCGCACTGGCCTCTGCATTAGGCGGCTATCTGGTTGGCAAGGGCCTGATCGACAGTGAGACAGCTACCACTGTTGGCGGCGCTGCGGCAACGATCATCGTTGCGGTCTGGTCCGTCATTGCCAAACGCAAGGCATGAGTTCTTTTATCGCTTCACTGCTTAAGCCCTTGCTGACTTTTTTTGCAACTTGGCTTGCAGGAAGGTCTGCGGGGACGGCGGCAGCGAAAATCGAGGAGTTAAAGGACTATGCCGAGACTTCCAAGCGGATCGACAAAGTTGGCCCTGTGCCCAAAAAGGCAGAACGGCTGTAGCGACTCCAGCCGCCAATGCTTTCAGGCTTTCCCGACCGAAAACGCACGAGA